AAGCGGTATTGCTGGCCGCCGCGCATTATATTTTCCTGGACCCGGTTAAAGGTCGTCCAAAGGTCTGGCGCGGCGTCATCGTGGCGGCGCGGACGCAACAAGGCTGTTTCGTCGATTGGCGCGGTTTGTGTGCCGTTTTCATCTGGGGCCCAGCGCAGCGAACGCGCCGCACGGGCGAACGCGCGTTGTTCATCTTGTGAGAGTGCAACGCCGCTCATACTGACGGCGGTATCGAGAACGCGCGGCGACTCATCGATGACGCTGAAAGAGGCCTCAATCACGTTATCGATTACGCGGCGCGGCTCGCCAGAATGCGAAATCTTGAAGTCTTTGAACCGCTCGCCGACGATGAGGCCATTGCGGCAAACCATCCGGAAAATTCCCGCCATAAGATGATAGGCGGCTGTTCCGTCATTTGCGTTGATCAAGATGAGTTCCGGGAACAATCCGGCGGCGCTGGCCTGCATATTGGGATGGCGAAAACGCACCATATGCTTGGTGAATTCGCGCTTTCCAGCAACCCTTGAGCCACCTTGGCGGCCCTCGAATGGCCGAAATCCTTCACGCATAAGGCCCGCGATGACTTGCGATGTGGGGATAGGAACAAACCGGCTTGACCGGGATTCGTGCGCTTGCGTGGCGAGAATTGAGGGAATAGACGCGCCCAGTTCTTCAAGCGATAACCCGTCAGTCGATCTTGCGTTGATGTGCGCGCCGCCGCTCGCAAAGCGTTGATGGCGGATCACAGGTTGCCCAATTAGGGTGCGGATATCGATAGCGTTCATGGTCAACTTCCTCTGTTGATGCGCCGCTTGCGTGAAACAGTCGCATAATCAGTTCATAGTTGAATGACTGCAGAGCTTGCGGACCATCTGGCATTTCGCGAGGCAGGACGCGCGCGGCATCTGGGAACGAGCCTTCAACGCTGAATCGCCCGATTTCTTGATGCTCTATGTCGCCTTCCAGGTTCAGCGCGTCTTGTGCGTTATCGCTGGCAATCACGGTTGCAGTCACCATGCCGCCTGATTTTTCCCATTCGACGACGATAAAGGGGTTTTCGCTTGTGAAGCGGCTGTGTTTGCCTTTCATCTTGGCCAATAGAGACTTTGACGGCTTAAAGATGAAGTCCTGCGCCGCCGAACACCAAGCGCCCTCAGGATCGCGCCGCAATGACAGAATGTGACCATCCGTCGCCGTAAGTATAAGTCCGCCCCTGTTTCGGGGCCGCACTTGCACGCCTTGCAGATAGTAGCGCGTTTCCTCAGTGCTAACCGCATGCATGGCGGCCCAAAGGTACGAAGCGCGGGTAACGAAGCGGGACTTAGACATGGTCACATCTCCTATGTGATGCGCCGCTATGGCGCTGGGTTGATGGTCCTAATATGGTGACAAATGCACCTAATGACAATGCGACATTCTGTCATTGTTCAAGGCGGTTCATGTCACAGGCAAAAATTCACAATTGCGCATGCGGCAAATGCGGCAGATAATCACTGCGAATCACATATTGTGCGTCTTTGCGCCTGAGGCTTAGCGGCCTTGGGCGCTTTTCGTTTGGGGCGACGTGACGGCGGCCCTTGTGCAGCTAAGTCCCGATGCTCGCCTTAGAGGCATCGCCCTAAGCCGCCCATGCTCGCCCCCATCGCTGACTTGTACCTGTTGGGCAGGCATGCTGCGCCACTGTCCAGGACGGCAACTAGCCAGCTCCGAAGGGCCCCAATTCGAGCCCATGGGGCTCTACTTAGAGTAGAATGTTGGCATGGTTAGGGCGGGTTGGCCTGCCCATCCGGCCATCGCCATCCCACTAGCAGTAGTAGGGGGTGTGGCGATCAGGCACCACCTATAGCGCACCTTATCTAGTGCCTATTGGGCCGCGAACCTACCACCCCTGGGGGTGCTTGGGTCCTTCCAGGCCTAAAACGTATGCGGGGGGCGGCAGCGCGAAAGCGCGCTAGCGACAGGGTTCGCATTTAGGTTCGCACCCTGCGAACCGGGGTTCGCACACCTTTTGATGAGTTCGAAATCACACAGACCGTGAACTAGCGGGGAATTTTCCACTTTCGTTCACGAAGTCAAAGGAGAGGCAAGAATATGAGCGAGTTCAAATACAGCGTCGGTTCGAAGGTGCGCCCCGTGTCGTTCGAGACAGAATCCACCGTCGTTGAGCGGCAGCTCCTCGTCACTGGCGAACCGGCGTATCGGTTGGATCCTCACCCGCCGGGCTTTGGGGACCATGTCCCCGAGTCCGCGCTGGTGTTGGTCGAGGCGGCGCCGGAGGGTGGCGAGGAAGGTGCGCCAGCGGGTGAGCCTCAGGCTCCGGCAGGCGATGCGCCGGCCGAAGGGGAAGCTCAAGGCGAAGGGCTGCAAGGACAGCAAGGACAGCAGCCGGAATAATGGGGACGGGATCGCGCCTTAGCCGGCGCGCATACGCCAAGCACCGCGGTTGCTCAGAGACCGCGGTGCGCAAGGCGCTCGAAGCGGGTCGCATCAGCGTCGGGCCGGACAATTTGATTGACGTCGCTGAGGCCGATCAAGCCTGGGCGATCAGCACAGATCCTTCGAAGCCCGCGACGATCAGCGCGCCCGATACTCCCGGCCCAGCGGCGCCGGGGACGAAGCCAGTTCCGGCCGAAGCGATCGAAACCGTCGCCGCCGCTCTAAAAAGCGTTGGGCGTGAGGCACAGGACGGCGTCGCCCAAAAGGGCATGACATTCGTCCAAGCACGTGTCGCCAATGAGATTTTGAAGGCGCAGCGGCAAGAGCTGCTTCTTCGCAAACTCAAGGGCGAGTTGGTGGATAAGGCGAAGGCGCAAGACACGATCTTCGCGCTCGCCCGAGCCGAGCGGGATTCCTGGACACAATGGCCCGCACGTGTGGCCGCGCTGATCGGTGCGGAACTGCAGGTCGATACCCACAAGATGGAACAAGTCCTGGACGTGCATGTCCGACAGCACCTCGAAGGGCTCGCCGAACTCGCAATCGAACTCAAATGAACCGTTCGACGGCGCGTTGGACATCCGCCGCGCTTGGTCGCGGGGTTTGTCGCCAGAGCCGACGCTCACCGTGTCGGAATGGGCGGACAAGCATCGCTTTCTGTCGTCGCGGGCCTCGTCCGAACCCGGAAAGTACCGGACGAGCCGAACGCCGTACATGTTCGGCATTCAAGACGCACTTTCGCCGTCGCATTCGGCCCGAACAGTCGTCTTTATCAAAGGCGCTCAGATCGGCGGCACGGAAGCCGGCAATAATTGGATCGGCTACTGTATCGACCAAGTGCCAGGACCGTTTCTTGCGGTTCAGCCGACGACAGCGCTCGCAAAACGGTTCTCGGAACAGCGCATTACGCCGCTGATCGAGGAAACGCCGCGGCTTAAGGCGCACATCATGCCGTCGCGCTCGCGCGATAGCGGCAACACGATTTGGAGCAAGAGGTTTACCGGCGGGCAACTGGTCATCACGGGCGGAAACTCCGCAGTCGGACTTCGGTCGATGCCCGCGCGCTACGTCTTCTGCGACGAAGTCGATGCTTATCCGGGCGACATCGAGGGCGAGGGCGATCCTGTCGCGCTGGCGACCGCGCGGACGCGCACGTTTGGCCACCGCGCCAAGGTCTTTCTCGTTTCGACGCCGACGATCAAAGGTTTCTCACGTATCGAGCGCGAATTCGAGCGAACGGACCAACGCCGGTACTTCGTGCCGTGCCCGCACTGCGGCCAAATGCAGTGGTTGCAATGGGCTCGCTTGCGTTGGGAAGACGACGATCCGGAGTCGACGAGGTACTATTGCGAAGGCTGCGAACAGCCGATCGCCGAACACCACAAGACGCAAATGCTTGAGCGCGGCGAATGGCGGCCAACTGTTGAAAAGCCGCTGGACGCGAACGCGATCGGGTTTCACGTGTCGGCGCTCTATTCGCCCATCGGGTGGAGAAGGTGGGCGGACATGGCGAACGATTGGATCAACGCGAAGGGTGACGACGCGAAGCGCAAGACCTTCATCAACACGGATCTCGGCGAGACCTATCAGGAGCGCGGAGAAGCCCCGGATTGGCAACGTCTCTACGACCGGCGCGAAGATTGGCCGATCGGCAAAGTCCCAATGGACGGACTGGTCCTGACGGCTGGCGCGGACGTCCAGAGAGACCGGATCGAAATCGATATCTGGGCCTGGGGCCGCAGGCTGCGGAGCTGGTTGGTCGATCACATCGTCCTCGAAGGGGATCCCTCCCAAGCGGCTGTGTGGAAGGGTCTGGACGAACTCTTGGGCAAGACCTGGCTTCATGAGTCAGGGGCCCGAATGGTTTGCTCGCGGCTCGCGGTGGACTCAGGCGACGGCATGCACACGTCGTCTGTCTATGCATGGGTTCGCAAAGCAGGCGCCTCGGCGATGGCCGTCAAGGGCGACGACGGGTTTGATCGCTCGACGCCCGTTCAAGGCCCGACGTACGTCGATGTGAACGAACACGGGAAGACGGTACGGCGCGGCGTGCGCCTCTACATGGTGAGCGGCGCTGTTTTCAAAAGCGAGACCTATCGCTTTTTGAGGCAGGAGCGGCCAACTGAGGAAGACCTCGAGAAGGGAATTCCATGGCCGGATGGCTACGTTCATCTGCCAAAGGGCATCTCATCGGAATGGGTGAAGCAGCTCACGTCCGAACAGCTGAAGGCGGTCAAGAACAAGAAGGGCTTCACCAAGCTCGAATGGCACAAGATGCGGGAGCGCAATGAAGCGCTCGATTGTCGCGTCTATGCCCGCGCCGCCGCTTGGTTGATGGGAATCGACCGTTGGTCTGAAGACCGCTGGGAAGCACGGTCAGTTCAGATCGACGCGCAGTCTCGGCAAGAAACTGGCCTTCCAACGCTGGAGAAGCGCGAAAAGCGATCCGGCGGCTACATGGGCGGCCGCAAGAAGAGCATTTGGCCCTGACATGGCATTTACGCTGACTGAACTTGACGCGCTGAAGCGGGCATATGCGGCAGGAACGCTGCGTGTGACGTATGACGGGCGCACCGTCGAGTATGGCGACGCGGACGATATCTGGAAGCGCATCAAGAACATCGAAGCGGAGATGGCGCAAGTATCGGGCACTGCGCGGAAAGGCGCTGGCTTTGTCTCGTTTAGCCGTGGTGACCGATGAAACGCGCTGGCCTGATTGAGAGCCTGTTCGGCTGGCTTGCCCCCACGCCGCCGGCGAAGCTGTCGCCACGACAAAGCGCGAGCGCGCGGCGCGGATACGAAGGCGCGAAGCACGGCCGCCACACGGACGGATGGTCGGCGAGCAACACGTCTGCCGACACGGAAATCGCGGCGTCACTCGCGACATTGCGCGCACGGTCACGCGACCTGACGCGAAACAACGCTCATGCGTCGCGCGCCGTTTCTATCTTGGTCAGCAATATCGTCGGCGATGGGATTCAAGCGCGGGGACAGACCGGAAGCGACGCGGGCGACCGGACGCTGAACGACCTTTGGGCGGAGTTTCACGCCAACTGCGATGCGGACGGGCGCGGGAACTTCGACTCCCTGACGGCCTTGACCGTGCGCGAGATGATCGAGGCTGGCGAGGTCTTCGTGCGGCGCCGCAGCCGGCGTGCGACGGACAATCTCAAAGTACCCCTGCAGCTGCAGGTTATGGAGGCGGATCACCTCGACGAAATGCGGATTGGAACGTCGCCGAACGGAAACCAGATCGTTCGCGGGATCGAGTACGATCAGCTGAACCGGCGGAAAGCTTACTGGCTGTTTCCGGACCATCCGGGCGACTTTACGCCGCTTCTCAAGCGCACGTTCATGTCGTCGCGTGTCTCGGAGGACCAGATCATCCACCTCTATCGCAGGCTTCGCGTTCAACAGCGCGGCGTGCCGTGGAGCGCGCCTGTGATGCGGGGTTTGCGGGACTTGGACGACTGGACTGCCTCTGAACTGCTGCGGAAGAAGACCGAAGCATGCGTCGTCGGCGTCGTCATGGGCGGCGACGAAACGGACACCGTCGTTGGCGGCCCTTCGGTCACGGACAGCGACGGCAAAGTGGTCGAAAACTTCGAACCGGCCATGTTTGTCTACGCGCGCGGCGGGAAGGACATCAAATTCAACCAGCCGTCATCGACCGCGGGCGTTTCGGAATGGCTACGGGCGCAGCTGCACATCATCGCGACAGGGTACGATATCCCCTACGAGTCGCTGACTGGCGACCTTAGCCAGGTCAACTATTCGAGTTATCGCGCTGGAATGAACGAGTTTCGCCGGATGGTCGCCATGCTGCAATGGCAGGTCGTCATTCCGGTTCACTGTAACCCAATTTGGGATTGGTTCACACGAGCCGCGTGGACGGCGGGTCTGCTGCCAAAAGACAACTATCCTGTCGAATGGCAACCGCCGAAGTTCGAAGCGATCAATCCGAAGGAGGATGCCGACGCGGACATGATCATGATGCGGCAAGGCACGTTGACTTGGCCGCAAGCGGTTATGGCCCAGGGGCGCGATCCCGAGAGGCAACTGCAAGAGATCGACGACTGGAGTAAGAAGTTCGACGCGCGGGGCATCAAGCTCGACATGGACCCGCGCCACACGTCGAAGGGCGGTCAAGCGCAAGTCGAGCGCAAGGACGGGCAACAGCCCGCCAAATAGGAAGTTTTTCATGCCAGAGACGGTAACCCGCCGGGAGGCAAGCCTCCCGATGGAGCGGCGCGCGCCTGACCGGGCCGAGTTGGTCGATGAAACGACGCGCTCGGTCAAGGTCGTTTGGACGACCGGCGCAACCGTGCGCCGATATCGCTATGTCGGTTGGGACACGCGCATTCCCTACGACGAAACACTGATCGTCAGCGATGAGGCTATCAATCTCACGGAACTGCGTAATGGCGCGCCGGTGGTCGATAGCCACCGTTTGTGGAGCGCAGACGCAAGCATTGCGACCATTGAGCGGGTTTGGATCGAGGGCAAGGAAGGACACGCGGTGGTTCGCTTTTGCGATCCGGGCGTGGACGAGCTTGCCGATCGCATCTTCGCCAAAGTCAAAGGCGGACAGGTCTCCAATCTGTCCGTCGGGTATTCGGTCGATAAGGTCCGCGAGGTCCGGCCGAAGGGGGACGACGACGTCCTTCAAGTCATCGTGGAGCGCTGGACGCCCCGCGAGTTGTCCTTCGTTGCCATCGGGGCAGATCCGCGCGCGCAGGTACGGGGCGCATCGGAAGAACGTCAGTATCCCGTCCTCATCGAGACTGAAGAACCACAGGAGACAAGAACTATGCCTGAGAGCAATACCGCTCAGACTCAGGCAGTCGGCGGCGCGCCGGCTGCCCCTGCAACCCCGGCGCCGTCCGTGAACGAACAGGCGATCCGTGAAGCGGCGATGACGGAAGAGCGCACGCGCTCGACCACGATTATGGACCTCTGCGGCCGTCTGGGCTTGGACAAGTCGTTCCAAGACGACCTAATCAAGAAAGGCGTCACCGTGGACGCGGCTCGCATCGCGATTTTGGAGAAGCGCGCTGAAATGGACGACCGGGGAACGGGCCACACGCAAGTCAGCTTCCCGCGCGGTGGCCTTGAAGCCAATACGACCCGCATCGAAGCGTCTGCGGAAGCTCTACTGCACAGAATGTCCAA